GGCGGCATAAATATATGGAAAGGCACCTCAGAGCGTCCGAGAACGACGCAAACATTGAGCGTGGAGGATACCCAACTCTTTATTAAAAGGCTAAGAAAGGCCGTCAAAGAGCCACTGAGATACTTTTTAGCCGGAGAGTATGGAGACAACACAGCGAGACCACACTATCACATGATACTATACGGATGGCATCCTGACGACTTAAAACCTATACACAAGCTATCCAGACACGGCCACTACACAAGTGATAAGCTGGTCAAAATCTGGGGACAAGGTGCAGTTGACATAGCACAGGCAACACCGGAGACATATAATTATGTTGCAGGGTACGTGACAAAGAAACTATACGGCAACGACAAAAAGCGTTACCAAAAAATGGGTTTAATACCTCCATTTTGCACAATGAGCCGAAAGCCGGGACTCGGAGACCAATGGTTTCAAGACCATCAAGAGCGACTCTGGCAACAGGGATACATACAGCTTACCAACGGCAAGAGAGCAGCCATACCGGAATACTACTGGCGAAAACTGGAAGCGGAGAACCCTGAAAAAGCGTGGAGAATCAAACAGTATCGGCAAGAAAAAGCCATTGCGTCCCTAATCGAAAGAAACGCGGAAACAGATAAGTCATACGCAGAGCAGCTAAAGGACAAGGAAGCATCCATGTCCAAGAAGATGAGCAAAGCCAAAGGTGTATTTTGACACTTTGGTGTCACTCAGCCAAGTAACTATCAAGTATATATACTTGGCTGAGTATTTTATTTCATATTGACACGCACGCGCGCGCACGTAATCGCGCACGCACGTGCGTGATATTATTATTATTTATTATTAACTTGTTGTAGTCGTAATAGTAGGGAGTGTTGAAATGTTGAATACCATGAATTTTTATCCTTAGAACGATATTTTTTGGATTATTTTGATGTTGATACTTTTGTGGATAACTTGTTGAATTGTTGAAAGTGTAGCAATATGCACAAAACCATTTGTGCAACTTTTCGTGGAAAACCTGTTGAAAGTGTTGAAAGTGTGGAAAAATCGAATTAAAGGCCGTCCGGCGAGCGAAACCGGAAGGTCTCGTCATGCTCTTCGCACGGCGCACCGCGCCTACCGCATGACATTCAAGGCATAGTGCATCTAAACTTTTTTCCAAAAACCTCTTGACAAATAAGCAAAGTTGTGGTATAATCCAATTAAAGAAAGGGGATAAAGACTATGGAAACTTTAAGAGCAAAGTACAAAGACCTTGACACAGAGACCTTGAGATGGATGGACTACAAATTCAAGCACTGCAACTACGATTGCGAAAAATGCCCATGTAGCGACATAAGCTACCGTTGCGAATACATCCACGCGCTAGCAAAAGACGAACTAAACAAAAGAGAAAAATAATTCCAGAACAGGGCTTGACAAGCCCTGTTTTTTTTGATACAACATAAATAGTTAGACAGCGGAAAGTGCTGTTTTACAATGCCATTTATACAAAATAACTTAAAAAAGAAGGTGTCTGCTCTGTCTATCGAGGAAATCGACGCGCTGTTTAACAACATCCGCAAAATCTTGGCTATGCTGGACAAGATTTATCACGCAGTAGAGGGCAACAAGCCCGAGGAGTAACTAACCAAGGTGAAAACGTGGAACGTAAGAGACCAGACCGACACGAAACTCATGGAGGAATTGACACGAACCTACAAGGAAATCGACGCCGCTTACAAACTGCTACGACAGGCCGCAAAGTACGACGACGCAAAGTTTTACCTTGACATGGTCTTCAGAAAAAAAGCAAAAGCGACAGAAATTGAGGTAGAAATCCTCAGAAGGGAAATCAACCATGGGAAAGAGGAGTAAAGTCCGCAAATCCAAGGACGCAAAAATTTACAACAAGACCGCACGAAAAACCAAGGCCATCAACCTTGGCAGCGGCGCAATGAGAGGGGGAATCCGCCTGTGAGCGCTGTATTCGCAAGCATGACTATGGCATTTCTCGCAGCGGGGTTCTACCTCGTCATTAACGCAATCAACATCATCAAAGACTGGTTCAAATAAAGAGGAAAACATGAACGTATACGGAATTTTCGATAGCTGTGTGATGGGCTATATCACCATTTTTACCGAACGCGAAGACAAAGTAGCGGAGCGTAATTTTAAAATTGCGCTCACCGACGAACACAACATGATGAGCAAGACGCCGAGCGACTACCGGCTTGTCAGGCTGGCAAAGTTCGACGAAAAAACCGGCGAGTTCGCCGAGGCAAAGGAGAACATTTACGATGGCGTATCGCTCAGTAAGTAACTGGCGGCAGACCGCCACAGCAAAACCAACCGAGGCCGGGGAAACCGTAAGGCGCACGTACCTCTGGGAACGCAATGAAAAAGGCGAAAAAGTGCTGAGGCTCGACCAGACCATTGACCAACAGGCCGAAATCGACAGCTATCTCGAGGAAACCAAGCTAGAAAACATCATCCGACAAGCAAGCATCGACCCGGACATTGCAGCACGTATCAAACCGGACATCGGGGGCGGCATCCAAGACTTCGCCGAAGCACCACAAAATCTGGCCGAACTCCAGAACATCATGATGCGAGCAGAGCAAATCTGGGACGAAGTGCCGAAAGAAATAAAGCTCAAATTTGACAACGATGTCGACAAATTTATTGCATCGTTTGGAACGGTCGAGTGGGCAAAAAATCTGGGAATCTATCAGGAAGAAAAACCCGAGGAACCGAAAACGGAGGCGACTGAATGAACAGAAACAAAGACGCAGGATTTAACCAAGTCCCGCGCTTGGACATTACGCGAAGCCGATTCAAGCGGCGGCAAGATGTCAAACTGACGCTCAATGCAGGACAGCTCATCCCATTTTATGTGGACGAGGTGTTACCGGGAGACACGTTTAGTATCGACCAAGCCGCTATTATACGTATGACAACTCCTATCTTCCCGGTTATGGATAACTGTCACATGGACATTTATTATTTTAATGTCCCGTGCAGAATCCTATGGAAAAACTTCAAACGATTCATGGGCGAAAACGACACGGGGCCGTGGGCACAGACTCAAGAATACACCATTCCGCAGGTCAAAGTAACCGGCACCGCAGAAAAACCGGCACCTTATGAGGGCAGCATCCTTGACTACATGGGCATTCCGACCAAGGTAAGCAAGGGAGAAGATACGGCATTCACTATCAACGCGCTGCCCATGAGAGCATACGCCATGATTTGGCAGGAGTGGTTCAGAGACCAGAACGTAGACAACCCGGCCGTCAACAGCGATGGAGACGCAACCGTAAACTACACGGACGATGAAACCAAGGGCATGGACGCAGCAACACCGAATTTGGAGTATATTCTCCAAAACGCATACACAGGCGGCAGACCTTTACCGGTCAACAAATACCACGACTACTTCACCAGCGCACTGCCTTCTCCGCAGAAAGCGGGGGCACCGGTAAGAATTCCGCTGAGCGGCAATGCACCGGTGCTGGCATACAAAACACCGGATAGAGAAACACCAAAAAATGGCTTATATGCCGTAGGGCCAATCAGCGGAATACAAGGTTATCAGCCGCCGATGGGTATAGTTGGAACATCAGACACCGGAAATGCATACTTTGGCGCAAGACTCGACAAGTTAAACGGAGTAACCATCAACCAGCTGCGACAGGCATTTCAAGTACAAAAATACTACGAACAGCTGGCACGCGGAGGCAGCCGTTACCGCGAGATGATTTATTCGCTGTTCCACACCAAAATCAGCGATAAGACGGTACAAATTCCTGAGTATCTGGGCGGTACACGCATCACCATCAACATGAGTCAGGTCATCCAGACCAGTGGCACGACGGCAGAGAGTCCGCAGGGTAACACGGCAGCAGTGTCCGTCACGCCATACAACGGGAGTATGTTCACCAAGAGCTTCGAAGAGCACGGCTTTGTTATCGGAGTGTGCTGCATCCGGCACGACCATACCTACCAGCAGGGACTCGAGCGGATGTGGAGTCGGAAAACGAATCTGGATTTCTATTACCCTGTCTTCGCAAATCTGGGAGAGCAAGCGATTCTCAAAAAGGAGCTGTACCTCACCGGCACGAAAACGGATGAACAGGCCTTTGGTTATCAGGAAGCTTGGGCAGAGTACCGAATGAAACCTAACCGCATCAGCGGCAAGTTCCGTTCGAACGCAACGGGGACATTGGACAGCTGGCACTACGGCGACAACTACACGGAAACGCCGAGCTTAAGCCAGGCATGGATGAAAGAAGGAGACTCCGAAATTCAGAGAACTCTGGCCGTAGACAACGAGCCTCAATTTATCATGGACACGGTCATCGATAACACCAGCGTGAGACCTATGCCGATGTACAGCATTCCGGGGCTCGTCGACCATCATTAAACAGGAAAGGGGGAAGCCCGGGGCAAAACCCCGGGCTATTTTATTATGGCGTTAGCAGCAATCGGCAGCGCACTGCTCGGAATCGGCAAACAAATACTCCCAACAATCGCCGGAGGACTCATAAACAAATTCCTGGGCGGGAATCTGATGGAGAGCAACGGAGGAAGCCAACAGCACAACGAAAGCTCAAGCCAGGGAGGCGGCTACAGCAGCGCCGCCAGCGGCGTAAACCGAGAACAAAACCTGCAAGACTGGAACAGTATGCTAGGGGCAATTCAAAGCAATATGCAAAGCCAGCAGAAGTTTAACCGCAAAAGCATGTTCGAACAAATGGGCTATAACACCATGGCGGCAATCACTCAGGGTGTATATAACCAGATAAGCAACAACGCGGCAATGTCCTACAACAGCGCGGAAGCAGCCAAAAACAGAGCTTGGCAAGAGCAGATGAGTAACACAGCATATCAAAGAGCAGTAGACGATATGCGCAAAGCCGGCATCAACCCAATCTTAGCATACCAGCAAGGCGGAGCAAGTACACCGGGTGGCAGTCAGGGAACTATCAGCGGGGCAAGTATGGGCCTCGCAAGCAGCAGTGCAGCGACCGCAAGCGCTCTCGGAGTAAGTCAAAACCACAACAACACATGGAGCAAAAGCGAAAGTAACTGGTACAACGCGGCACAAGCAGTTGGAGACGCTACAAGCTGGTCACACACAAGCGCAGACAAAGCGTTTAATGCATTCAAGGACGTCTTCAACGACCTGAACAATCTAACGCCCAAAACCGGTGGAGCAGGAAGAAAACCATCCAAAGACGAGCTCCAATACAAACCCGGAAGAGACTTTGTCGGAAACAAAAACATAGAATTTTGGAGGAATAAACTAAAGTAATGGGATGCAATAAACCGCTAATCCGGTTTTATGTACCTCATGACAGAGAGGCGAGTGGGCGAGTATACTCACTCGCCTCTTTTAACGAGATACACAAGACCAAAATGACGTACGAAAATTTAATGTACCGCAAAGATGTAATGTTGATACCATGTGGACAATGTACCGGGTGCAGACTGCGCAAACGCAAAGACTGGGCGACGCGGATGGAGCTAGAAGCATACGGATACGACAAAGAAAGCACATGGTTTATTACACTAACTTATGACGATGACCATGTACCGACACAAGACACAGAAACAGGCGAAATCTACAAAGGCGGCATAAATATATGGAAAGGCACCTCAGAGCGTCCGAGAACGACGCAAACATTGAGCGTGGAGGATACCCAACT